TCTAAATAATAATGAATATCTGTTCTATATGTAAATGGTGGATTCATTACTATTAAATCAAAATTATTTTTTTCTGGATCATATTTTAAAAAATCTTTATTTTTAGGATCAATATTTATATCTGGATTTAAATGTGTTAGTGCTCTATGAAAATTAGAATTATATTCAATTGCAGTAATTTTTGCATTTGGATTTACTTCTCGGATATAATTTATAATATATCCTAGTCCTGCTGTAGGTTCTAAAATATTTTTACCATATTTAATAAAATCTTCAAATGGTTCTAAAATTTTCTTTGGGGTTGGGAAAAAATCGTGAGTTTTTGAGCTATCTTTTATTATTTCTGCGAAATTATTAAGAAATTCTTTTTTATCATCTTCATTTAATTTTTGTCCCATTTTCTCGAAACAATTTACTAATTCTAAATTTAATTTTTTCTTATGTTTATTAAAAGTGAAAGGGCTACTTATTTTTATTATTCTATCAACAATTTTAAAAACTTCATTGTTATTTTCTATTATATTCTCTTTATTAGAATTAGTTTTTGGTTTCTCCTCTTCGCTTTCTTCTTTACTTTTTTTTAATGGTGTAACAATATTCATTTTTTTTCTTAAATATTCTTCTAATAAATTTTCGTCTTCATCACTTTCTTCTTCTTTTTTACTTTTTTTTGATGGTTTTACAGCTTTTACTTTTTTAATTTTTTCAGTTTTATTTTTTGAATATTTTTCTAATAAATTTTCATCTTCATCACTTTCTTCATCACTTTCTTCACTTTCATATTTAAGGTGTTCTTTTAAAAACTTTTTCCCCTCTTTAGTTTGAATCCAATTATTAAAAATAACACTCATAACATATGATCCTTTATCTTTTTTTCCATTTTCTACGGCGAATTTATAAAAACCTTTATCATCTAATTTTCCTATGATATTTCCAGATAATTTATTAGCTTTATTTGGCATAAACCCAGTTTCATTGTATTTCCTGAATTGTGCCGGCTTCTGCTTATTTTTACCTTGTGCAAGGGAAGCTAAAAAACCCGCTTTTTTAGACTGGTAATTTCTAGCTCCGCCGTGAATTGAATCAGAATCAGAATCAGAATCAGAATCAGAATCATAATATTTTTTTAATTTATTTTTCCCACTTCCATTAATTAAACCGTCTGCAACATCCAACACAGGAGCGACCCCAGGTATTAAACCCAAAGGCATTTTAACAATATTGAAAGCATCTTTAAAACCTTGGGCTAAGCTTGGAGGGTTTGCCCTGTCATATGCCTCTGCGTTTGCCCTAGCACTTGTAACATATTTCATATTTCCTTCACCATCATCTACATCTTTTAAAAAATAATTAACAAGATAATAACCCTTATAATGATTTTTTAAATAATCTATTCTACTTTTTAAATATTGTTTATTATGCATATATTTATATTTACCATTCCAAGGCACTCCGCCAGTATCAGATAATTCAAACTCTCCATTATGCATACCGCCTTTTAATTTACTTTTACCCGTTCCCATTATTGGAGGTGGTAATGGTGCGTTAATATCAAAATTTTTATCTGGTGTACTCATTCTTTTTATTTCTTCTTGTGATGCATAATTTTTATATTTTGGAATATATGGTTCTACATTATAATTTATAGTATGTCCTGTTATTTGATCATATAGTTTATCATTATATTTAGCTTTACCCGTTAATTTATTTACTACTGCCCCCGTTGTTGTTAATGCGTTCGCCGTTGCCTTTACGTATTGGGGCATCTCTTTAGCTAATTCTTCTATATCTTGGTATAAAAAGTTTCCTGCATCTGTAGTATATAAATTTTCAGCTTCTAAACAATATTTTATGAAATTTTGACAATTATTTTTAAATGCATCATAAGAAAAATATAAATTATCGCCAACATTATTTCTAGCTTTTTCCAACATTTGATTAATTGTAAATTCTTTATTTAATGGGATTTGATAAGTTTGAGTTTTACTATCATTTTTAAATGATGTATTAACATTAATAACTTCATTCTTTTCAATAACAATATTTTTATTGCCAACATTTGCGACTAATTGTAAATGATATAATTCATCAAAACCATATTTTTTTTTAAGATCTGAAAACTTATTTAAAGATAAGAAATTTATAACAGTATCTAAAATTTTCATTATAGGGGTTCTGCATATTGTAAGGCTTTTTATTGGTAAATTACCATATTCTTCTAAAGTTTTTTTAGTAGTATTATTATAAGAATCTAATCTAGGTTTAAAAACATTTCCTACTTTTTGGACAACTTTTTGAACAACTTGTTTAACTTCATTTGCTTTTTTTTTAAAAAAATCTAACATTCCAGAGCCTTCCAAGTGTTCATATTGTGGTTTTAATTTACCAATAATAATAGACACTTTGTTATTAATTTTTTTAGTTTTGTAACATTTAGGTATAAAATGGCTTTTAGGTATATTACGAAATCTATAATAATTTTTTGTTTCACGATAAAATTTTTTTTTATTATCTTTTATAAATTCTTGTGAGACTTCTTGAGCTGTTTCAAGCGGACAAGGCTTTTTAATTAGTATTGCGTGTAATGCTAATTTATCAGAATTTTCCATATATATATAATTTAGATTTTAATTATATATAATTTAATATTAAAAATATTACTTTATTCAAATTATTCTTCTAATGTCAAGGGCGAAGCATCAGAACAAACAGAACCAGTAAGCATACCCGATATAGTGCCAAAAGCTTGAAGATTTAAAGGTTGCATACCAGACGCCGAAACCCTCATATTTAAATATAAATTTGTTATTGGTGCCGAGTTATACCAATATAAAGTTGTTGTAGCCGTCGATGTAAAATTAATCGTGTTTGCTCCTTGTACTGCTGTTTGTATTATACGGTTACTATATCTAAGATCATAATCTGCTGATGGTGAATTTGATAAAAAAACTGAAATTGTATTAACTGAATTAAATGTAAGATTTGATTTTAAAGTAATACTAACACTACTCATTGATAATTCCGCATAATTAACTCCATAATATACGTTTGAAATTGTTTTTGGATACAATGATGTTGAAAAGAATGTTCCCCACATATTCAAAAATGATGTTATTTTTATTGCTTGATTTCCTAATATTCGTTTATATGATGGTGTGTTATATTTTGAATCTATTACATAAGAATCTTTTAATATTAAACTTGCAGTATTAAATAAAATATTATCATTGTCTGTAATAATTATAGGTTGGTTTGTTAATACTAAAGGAGACCCTTTATATTGTTGAAATACTAATTGGTCAGAATTGCCGAATATTTGAAAATTTGAACCTGCTGAACCATAATTTAAAATTAAATCACTCGTAAATAAATTTTTAACTCCTGTTATATCTTGATTTCCAGCTCCTGCTCCTGCGGTTAAAACTTGGGTTAATGTTGGTGTTGTTGCCGTTGGTATTGGTGGATTTAATGTAGTATAATTAAGTTGTGATACTGTTAAATCTTTAACATTTGTTATATCTTGGTTTCCTGCATCACTACCCCCACTTAATATATTTGTTAATGTTGGTTTGTTATAATATGAATCATAAATTGCCCCAGAAGTTATTAGCCCATCTTTTGTAAGTGTCAATTGTGTGTTAATAGATAATAATTCATTATTTGGAAGAGTTATTGATTCTGCATTCGTTATAGCATATTGCCCCATATCTAAAGTTGATGTAGCCGTTCCGACCCATTGAGAAGGGGGCAATTTGTTATAATAAGTATCATAAACAACACCCGTTTGTGTTGCAAAAGTGGCTGATGTTATTTTTAGACCATTTCCACTATTTGATTGTATCGCGGTATATACATTAGGACTTTGAACGACGGATATTTGATTAGAATTATTTATTTGATATGTTCCCATATCTAAATTACTTGTAGCCGTTCCGACCCATTGAGATTGTGGAACGGGTGATAATGAGGTATATTTTAAAGTGGTGCAAGTTAAATTATTAATTCCGCTTAAATCTTGATTTGTTGCAATCGATCCAGCTGTTAAAACTTGTGAAATTGATGGTGTTGGTGTTGTTGGTATTGGTGGATTTAAAGTTGTATAATTAAGTGTTCCGCAAGTTAAAGCCCCAACCCCTGTAATATTTTGCCCTCCTCCATCGTTACCAGTTGCTAAAACATCGCTTAATGTTTGGGCGTGATTAATAACAAATCCTATATTTTGAACTTGTATTTCTGTTCCCACATAAGCATAACAATTTAAATAATATGGAACATTTGGAATAGTTATTTCTAATGTTGGCTGTTCAACACTATTAATATAAAATTTTAATTTATTTCCTACAACTAATAGATCTAAATTTAAAGTTGTAAGTAAATAAGGTATTTGACCAGATCCACCTATACTTTGAATATCTTGGTCTTCAGGATACCAATAAACGCCATAATCAGGGGTTGTAGCTGTTGAAGATGTTGAAAATCCTATTTTAATTGAATTTGAACCAGACGGAGACACCATTATTATAGAACAAGATAATGAAGGAGAAACTAATGACTGAACAGATATAAACCCACTATTTGGATTATCATTATACATATTAATATTCCCTTCCGTTGGTTCAACTGTATGGGCTCCTATTAAAGTATATGATACTGAATTATAATTAATTGGTGGGTCTAATGCCGTATAATGGAGCGTATTTACTGTAATATCGCTAGTCGTATATAAGGGATTATCTAGGACAATTCCGCCAACATTATTAGTTTTTAGTTCAATTGTATAATTTCCACCATCTATAATATTTACATTAGTTAACCCTTTCCCGTTTACATCCATAACCCCCTGTAAAGGATTTGTGAGACCCTCATTTGTTATAGCGTTAATTTGTTGCTGTAAATTATTCAATCTTGTATTTACGTTAAAAGACATATATATATATTGTTTAGATTTTTATATTTAAAAATTAATTTTAATCTAATATTATTATATATGAATAAATCAGATATCTATAATAAAGATAAAGAAACCGAAGAAATTATAGAGCATCCAATGGGAGACGATGATATAAAATTTTATCTACCAAATGCTAAAATTATAAAATATAGCGAACTATCAAAATATAATAATATTGATGAATTGTTACCAAATAATAAAGATTATGTCTTTATATTATATGAAGATTCCCCAAATAAAGGACACTGGACTACAACAACCAAACATAAAACGGGCAAAGGTAAGCCTATAATATCTTATTTTGATAGTTACGGCGGTAAAATAGATAATCCTTTAAACTGGATGCCAAAAGAAGAAAATAAAAAATTAAAACAAGATAAAAAATTACTAAGTAATTTATTAAAAAAATGCCCTTATAAAGTTGAATACAACCCTATTAAATACCAAGGAGAAAATAAAAATGAAGATATAAATAGTTGTGGGAGACACGCAACTTTTTACGTAAAAAATTTAACTGATTGTAATAGAGATTTAGATCAATATTACAAATTAATGTCAAGTATAAAAAAAGAAAGTGGTAATACTTATGATGAGATTGTATCTCATTTAATAGATAAAATTTAATTGTCAATAACTTCATCATCGAAAATATTTTGTATTAATTCGCAATTAGTATAATATTGAACACCGCTACTTTT